TAAAGAAAAAGTTCCAGCAAATAGGCTAGTAGTTAAAATGCAAACAAATGTTGGCGATGTCAACCTTGGTCCATTTGCTACATCCTCAGCATCTATAGTTGATCCATTTTTTGGAGATGCAAACAAGACAACTCCAGTAAGATGGAAAATTCAATACCTTGATGAAAATAATTGGGTAGATGCTTATTCGTTTAACGAAAACTCTACAAGATCAGATGGCACTGCAATAGTAAAATCAGATGGATATGTTGAATTGCAGTATGGACTAATTATTCCAGATAATCATAAAGATGCTTTTATATTTGCAGAAGTTCTGTCATCTGCATTACTATTACCAGATCTAAACATAGATGGATATGCATATCTTGTTAAAGAAAACGATAGTGATCGTGGACAATTTCATGTCTGGAATCAGTCAAGGCTTTCGTATGATATATTTGTTCCACAGTACGGATGGCAAGTAGTAGATGATTTAGTTGGAAATAAAACAAACTTTATATCAAATATAACATCTCCAGATTTTTTTACTAATACTCTAGATAAGACTGTTGTATATCGTGATTTTTCTTACGTTCGTGGCATAAGAGTTGTTGTTGAAACTATGAATAAGTTTGATTCAACTTTTGATCTTATTGAAATGTCTCCTAGACTAGTTGTTGATATATCGGATAAAGTTTTAGACTATACAATCAATAAATCTCTTTCGGATATTGGAAACACCTCTTTACCTGTAGGTCAGTTACTTGCCTCTACTGGATCCCTGTCTTTGTTTGATGAGGACCAAGCCTTTAATGAAAATAACACCACTAGCATTATTTCTAAATATATTAACAAAAACATAAAATTTAGTTTTTTTGAAAAAATTATTAATGTAGATGGATATGATTATTTTGTTCCAATTAAAACATTATACTCAGAGGGGTTGCCACAATCAAATAAGATGGCAGCCACAGTAAATGTATCCTTAAGAGATTTATTTTTTCTTTTAGAATCAATGCCAGCACCAAGAATTTTGACAACTCAGACATCTCTTAGTTATGCCATAACACTTCTACTAGACTATATTGGATTTAGTAATTACACCTTTAAGCGTGTTAACGAAGAGTCAGATCCTATAATTCCATATTTTTTTATTGCGCCAGATCAAAATGTTGCAGAGGTTTTAAACCAGTTGGCAGTAGCAACTCAAAGTGCAATGTTCTTTGATGAGTATAATAACTTTGTTGTAATGAGCAAAAATTACATGATGCCAACAGACAAACAAAGAGAAACTAACTTGATATTGTCTGGAACAACTAATACACAAGACCTGGGAATTATAGAAAATAAAATAACTGATACTAAACTGCCAAACATATTGTCTATATCTTCAGAAGATAAAAAAATATTTAATGATGGAAATATTAGTTATACCAGCAGATATATCCAAAGATCCTATGGGTCTATCAGACAATCAACTATGATTGATCAAGATAAGACTTGGATCTATAAGCCATCTTTGCTGTGGGAAGTTTCGGGTACAGAAAATACAAAAACAATCAATGAGATTGCCTCTAAGCAAAGCAGTTATGTTTTAGGTGCAATGCCAATTAACTCTGATATATCAGGTTCTGCACCAACTGTAGTTAACAATGTTTTAACTAATAATATTATTGATCTTGGTGAAAATGTTTATTGGCTAACAAGATACAGTGGATACTTTTATGCTAATGCTGAAATTATTAAATATGATGCCGTACAGTTTAATGTGACTTTGCCAATTTGGTACCCAATCAAAACTGATGGATCACTTGATACATCAAAGCCCCAAGTAGTACTTCCTGGAAAACTTGCACCAATGAATATTACAAAAGAAGAAGACATAAGGTCTTGGAGAAATAGTAATAGGCAGGGTGGTAGTAATGTGTGGATATCAAGTAATGAAGAATACCAGCAATACTTTTCTTCTTTACCATTCAACGGAAAGATATACCCTACTGGACTTGTAAGAATTTTCTCTACACCATATTATGAAACAGTTTCAGGAATCACAAGGTTTAAAAATGGTGCTGTAGAATCTCACGGTAGAGGTCAATTTGGAACAGCAATAACTTCTCACTCTGCTGGTATAAACGAGTACTGGTCAAATCCAGACAATGTTCGTGGCTGTGACATGAAGGCTAAAGAATATTTATTTAGTTTGTCTTCAACAGAAAGTGTACAGGCTGAAGTTAAATCTCTAGGACTGTCTGTTGGCACTGCAGGTAAAAATGACTCGCTTGCTAAACAGACAACTAGAAATGGAGTTATTAAAAACTTCATGGCTACAAATTATTTAACAGAAACTGAAGTAAATAAATTAAAAACAACACAATCAGGAACTGTTCAATCATCTGCCTTAATATTAAATGGTCCATCATTTAAGACAACAGAAACACCAGTAAACTTTCTATCATATGTATATAAGAAGTTGGATAATGCCTACAAACATTTTGGAACAAGAATTAGGGTCGTTGGAAAAATTGAAAATAATGTTGGAAGATCTCAGACACCAATTGGAAGTACTTCGTACTACCAGGTTACTGGATCATTGTCTAATCAAAATTCAAGCATAGGTGGTGGTTCTGGTGGTCTTGCTGTTTTGATTAACCCAGAAACTAATAATGGATATTATTTTGAAATAATTGCTTTAACAGAAAATAATATTGAGTCTTACTCTAATGGAGAGTTAGTAAACAATATAGTTTTTTATAAAGTAATGCAAAAAACAGGAACTACAGAAGCAATTCCAGTAAAACTTTGGGGAGGCCTAACAAATATCTTGGTAGACGATGGTCGATTTACTGGACAATATCGTATGACGGGTGAAGAAAATCCAACGGTATATGATTTATCTGTAGAGTATCAAGATATTGGAAAAACAAGAAAGTTCTATCTATATGTAAATAATAAACTTATTCAGATAGTAGATGACGTAGATCCACTTCCAGTCTACAATAACATAGCGCTTTTTACTCGTGGCTCATCAAGATGCATGTTTGAAAATGTTTATTCTGTTGCACAAAACTATTCTCAGAATACAGTGTCCACAGTTACAGATACATTATCACAAGCATTCGGCGATGGTGGAATAAATCTAAATGACTCATTTAGAAAGTATGCTGTAAGCGGAGCAGTACAGTCAACCTACTTATCGGGAGTTAGTTCCCAGCAATCTCCAAAATACAATATGTATTTTGATGAATTTGGAACAATCATGAGAGAGTGTGCCTATTTTGATATTAGGTATGATCGTGCTTATCCAGCATTGTATGCACAACTATCTCCAACATTTAATAGAATTAAAGGATATACAACATCTGGATTTCAAGCAAACTCATACGGAGCAGAGTTTTTAATTTTTAATGCAACCGACAAAGCCTTAGCGCTTGACGAAACAACAGGAAACTTTTTAAGAATACAGGGAATCACATTTACACAAGACACAACTCAAGAACTTACCGTAGATGAATACTTTAAAAAGAGAAGCAATTTTGCAGACCCAGAACTTAAAGGCAATGAGGTTATTGTTTCTCCCGTTGTTGAACGACTTAAGTATGACCAGATCAAGCAAAGTAGAATGATTTATGGAAAAAATGAATTTTCAATTAGCAGTCCGTACATTCAAACAAGTGATTCTGCAGAGTCGTTAATGGGGTGGATGATTGATAAATTAATGAAACCTAAAAAATCTGTTGGTCTTGATATATTTGCAATACCAACGATTCAACTGGGAGACATTGTTTCTATTAACTACAAGGATGATAGTGGCTTAGACTTAGTTTCTCCCGAGTCATCTAGGTTTGTAGTATACAATATTGAATACTCTAGAAATCCTGAAGGACCTAATATGAAAGTTTATGTGAGCGAGGTATAAAATGGCAGCAGTTAGTTCAACACCAGAAACTCCGTCAAACTCAGGTTTGGCATATGTGACATCAAATGCTACAAATCAAGTCAAGACCTCTATCCCTGGAAACATTTTATTTGATGATGATCTAGTTCCCATAGAGTTAATGACTGATCTTATTTTTGAAGATATTGGTGGACAAGAATTAATAAATATTGCTAGAAATGATACAGTTAATGGTCAGTCAGTATCCTATCAGTTGATTAAAAATTTATCTGATATTGAACAACAGTATAATCCAAACAACATACTTGCTTTACAGTCTACCTCAAATAAATATTTTAATAATTTTCCTATTAAACTTGACAGAAAAGTTCCATCTTTTCCAACAGGACCAAACAATAAATATGTTTATTCAGATATTCAAACAGGAGATATTGTTGTTGAGGCTGTAAATTTAGAGGCAGATGAACAGGTAGAAATACAAATTATCATAAATGGTACAATATATGAGTCACAACTTGGAATGGAAGAATCATGATAACTAATTCGGGTAAGTCTATTATTGGCAAATACCTTTTAGGTCAGGCACCTGCGTATGCATCGTATATTGCGGTTGGGTGTGGGAAAAAGCCATTGCTGACAAGTGATGCCTTGGGAGACTACTCTGAGCAAAAAAATCTTGACTTTGAGATGTTTAGAGTTCCAATATCCTCAAGAGGCTTTATCAATGAAGACGGACTAGAGAAGATTGTTTTGACAGCAGAAATGCCCACAGAAGAAAGATATGAAATCACAGAGGTAGGAATATATTCTGCTGGAGTAAACTCATCTGCTGGAGCATATGATAGCAAAACTGTTTTTGCATTTACACAAACAGAGAACTGGCAATATCATGCCAGCGCTTCTGCAGTAGCAATTGAGTCAATAACAGAGCCTCTTGATTCTCCAAATGGTGATAACGTTATTGCAACTGATAATCCAGTATTTCAAACTAATGCTGATAATACAATTTTTTATGTACCTTCAAGACTAGAAAGATACGAAAGGCCAAGATTTTTTAATAATGTTATTGTGATGAGAGGAGATGACGCTGACTTAACAGTTAGTTCTGAGAGCGGACCAGGACAGGATCATTTTATAATTGAAGACGGATCCAACCACATACACCTAACTGGACCAAGTGTTGACTTTAGTAAAAACTCTCCAACAGATCAACTTCGTTTGGCATTTTCTATTATCAACAAAGATGGAGAATCTAAGACATTGCAAAACGCATCTTCTCCAGATATTGTTAGAGTTTTAGTTGATTTTGCTTCAACAGACTCTTCCTCTCCAGATGCATTTGCTAGGTTTGAGGCAGAACTTGTAAATGGAACTGGTCCTGGAGAATATGATTTTGATTCAAATAGATATTTTGTTATTTCAAAAGAGTTGCAGAGCCTTTATGTAAGTTCAAATTTTACATGGGATGCGGTTACTGTTGCAAAAATATATGTAACAACACTGACAGGAAGCACACCATCTTCCGACTACTACGTTGCTTTAGATGCAATGAGATTAGAAAATGTTTCATCTTTAAATCCACTATACGGTTTGACTGGTTATTCTGTTATTCAAAATGAAACAGCATCTACAATAATTAAATCACCAAATACAAGTAATTACATTGAGTTTAGATTTTCGATAGGCGTTTCTTAATGACTAATGAGACAATTAAAAAAGCAAAAATACTTGAGTCCAGGCTTCCAGCAATTAATTCTATAACTCAGGGGTATGAAGTGCGCTATAGAATAGTATCTGAAGATAAGAACAGAACCTCTCATTGGTCTCCCATCTTTTTAGTTAAACCAGAATTTACATATGTGCCTGGAACAATTCATCATAGCAAGGCTGGGGATGTAAGCACAGTTGCCTGGAACTCTGTTGAAATTAAAAAGGGATCAGTTTTAATTAAAGAAGCGTTATCTTATGATGTTTGGGTAAAGTGGGATAGAGAAGATGGTGGAGACTGGAAATATCGTTCAAGAGTAGATACGTCAAACATTTCTTTGATTACTCCAACAACATATACTAAAAACAATATTGTTCAAGCCTCAGCACCAAATAGACTTTCTGTTGAAATTTATCTAAAGGGTTCTCCAATATCTAGAGACACTAATTTTTTAAGGGTTTATCAAGGTGGACCTTGGACAGTTTAATGATATACTTTAACAGGAGGAAATAATGGCAAAAGTACCACTACCAGAAAGAGGGCAACCTCTTGATGTTTCATATATTTATCAATTAGCAGATACGATTAATGATCTATCAACACAAGTATCTTCTGCTACATATAACTATACAACTATTGATTCTGGAACAGCAGGCAAGCAAAGCGTAAAGACATCAGAAACCAGATTTGTTGGTGGATATGTTAGCATTGCAAACAACAGTACCGTTTCAGCATCATCCGAAAAACCATTTTCTTACAGTTTTCCTAGTGATTATAAGTATGCTCCTATCGTTACTGCAACAGCAGTCAACGTTGGTGGAACACCTGCTGGTCAAAATGTAACAGTAATCTTGCAAAATATAACAACATCCAAGGTAGATGGAGTTGTTAGGTTTGGTGCATCAGGAGATTTGTCTTTGGCTGTTAACTTAATTATAATTGGAATACCAAACTAAATGAAAGATTTGATATGCTAGTCTGTGGTAAGTGCAAGGGCAGAGTGTTTCTTGATAGACAGTATACAAGCATAGATCATATGGAAACTTTTTGCATGATGTGCGGATTTAGAACATTTTACCACCCCCCAACACAAAGTCAGGAAGGCAAATGGCTACTACTAAAGGAAAAATCCAGAGCGAAGAATACAATAACGAGCCTGTAATAAAAGGCAAAGTTAGAGTATGGTTTCTTAATGGTGACTTAGTAAGAGTTCATCATAGATCAAGATCTACTGGCATGGTTACGTTTTACAATATTACTAAAGATAGATTAGAGACATGCCTCTTATCAGATTTTAAAAAAAGTAAAGAGCGAGCATATAGTGTAGCAGAAACTGCTGTTCTTGTCAATAGACATAGGAAGTATATTCCAACATTAATTAAACGAGGAATGATCCCAGCACCAATTGGGGCACAGTTAAATGGAGAGAGACATTGGCAAGTAAGAGCATACTATTCAGAATCACAGGTAAGAGAAATACGTGCTATACTTGCAAGTATACATATTGGACAACCAAGAAAAGACAAATTAATAACAAACAACATGACTCCTACTAGCCAAGAATTGACACGGCGAATGGGAGACGGTATACTTACATATACAAGGACCGAAGATGGAAGATATATACCAGTCTGGTCTGAAAGTATTTAAAATAGAAACGGGTGGGGAATGGAAAACGATTCAACTAAGATAAATGTAACGCTAGGCTATACACTAAATCTAGGCAACTTTCAGTCATTGAGACTTGACCTTGGTGTAGTTGACAGCAAGCGTGATGGAGAAACAACAAACGAAGCATTTGAGCGTGTATACAAGTTTGTTGAAGATAAACTTACTGACAAGATCAACGAAGCCAAAGAAGAAATTAACGAATAGTGGCTGACCGCAAAGACCGAATGGCTTTGCTCAGTAGATTTAATAAACTATATCTTCAAAGGTATGAGCAAAAGTCAAACATGAATCTTAATGTTGACCAATGGTCAGCAGATGCTCTGATAGAGTCGTACGGTATTTCTCAATGCTACGATCTTTTAGAATATTACTTTTCCATATCTCAAGAGCCAACATGGAATTATTTTGCTTATAATGCAGAAAAAATTATTAGTGGTAAACTAGAAGTAGAACAAGATTACAAAGAGCGTAAAGAGCGCAGGGCATTGGCTAAGGAGTGGTTAAGTGAATAACACAGAGGCAAAAGTAATTTCTGCTTTACTAGAAGATAAGCAGATACATGTTTTGCTACAAGCCAATGTTGAAACACTGCTAAGAACCCACAACGATATCTGGAACTTTATTCGTTTATACTCTGAAAACAATCAGTGTCTTCCCCCAGCAGATCTTGTTAGAGAAAAGTTTAGAGACTTTGAGCCCGTTCCTGGAGTAGGTTCTACAAAGCATCACCTAGAAGAACTTCAAACAGAATATTTAAATGACAGCCTAAAGGATATTCTTCGTAATGCAGCAGGAGAGGTTCAAGGCGGAAATGGTGTTGGTGCACTCGAACATCTTATTACAAAGACATCAGAACTTAAAAAAAATACCGCAGCAATTCGTGATATTGATGCAACAGATCTTGAAGATGCGGTTGCATATTTTGAAAGAGTTAAAAAGCAAAATGAATTAGGAGCCATTGGTATTAAAACTGGTCTTCCAGGTTTTGATAACTATCTTCCTGCTGGAATTATGCCAGGTCAACTTGGAGTGTTTCTTGCTTATCCAGGTATCGGTAAGTCTTGGATGGCTTTGTACTTTGCTGTACAGGCATGGAAGCAAGGAAAGTCTCCTATGATTATCTCACTTGAAATGTCTGAGACAGAAGTTCGTAATCGTGTATTTGCAATTATGGGTGAGGGACTTTGGTCTCATCGTAAATTGTCAAATGGTGAGGTTGAGATTGACATGCTTCGCAAATGGCATGCAAATAAGGTAGAGGGTCGCCCAGAGTTTCACATTATTTCAAATGATTCAGGTGGAGAGGTAACACCTTCTGTGATCCGTGGAAAAATTGACCAGTACAAGCCTGACTTTGTTGTAGTAGATTATCTTCAGTTGATGAGTCCAAACCAAAGGGCTGATAACGAAACGGTAAAGATGAAGAACCTTTCACGAGAACTTAAACTAATGTCTATTAGTGAAGAAGTGCCTATCATTGCTATCTCATCTGCCACACCTGATGATGTAAAAGACTTAAGCACTCCACCTACTCTTGGACAAACCGCATGGTCAAGACAGATTTCTTATGATGCTGACTGGCTACTTGCACTTGGCAGAGGAGCCAATAGCGATATTATTGAATGTGTCTTTAGAAAAAACCGTAATGGCTTTATGGGTGATTTTTTAGTACAGGTCGACTTTGACAAGGGCTACTATAGATACAAGGACTTTGAAGATGGCAAGTAATATTTATAGCGAAGAACAAATTCGCAGAGTGCTAAACGGTGCTGGAGTAGATATTGAGGCAGAGTTTGGAAATAACTTTATAATCTTTTGCCCATACCACAACAATAGTAGAACTCCAGCAGGAGAAGTATCTAATGAGAGTGGCTTGTTTTTTTGTTTTGGATGTCAAACAACAAAGGGTCTTGAAGAATTTATAATGCATATGACTGGCAGAACATATTTTGAAACTGTTCGCTACATTAAGAGTAAGCAAACAGAAACAGATATTGAAAAGGTTGTCAATAAGGCAATGTACGCAGCCCCAGATTTTGTTCAATACGACGAGTTACTTATTAAAAGATTAAATAATCAAGCATTAGAGTCTCCAAGAGCCATGAGATACTTTGAAGGAAGAAGGATAACTCGTGAATCTGTGGTAAAATTTAATTTAGGATTTTCTGAAAAGCAAGACTCAGTTACAATACCAATGCAGTCTCCAGATGGAATGACAATCGGTTTTGTTGCGAGAACAATTGAAGGCAAAGAATTTAAGAATACACCTGGACTTCCTAAAGGCAAGATACTATTTAACTTGCACAGAGTAAAAAGTTCAAGTACGGTATATGTTGTAGAGTCATCGTTTGATGCAATACGACTAGATCAAGTAGGTTTCCCAGCAGTTGCAACTCTGGGTGCTAATGTGTCTATCTCACAAGTTAGACTATTAGAGAAGTACTTTCCAAACATTGTACTAGTTGCAGATAATGATGAGGCTGGTGGCATTATGAAAGATAAGTTAATTGAAAAACTTGGTTCTGCTGTTAGCGTAATTCAGTTAGATAAAAAATATAAAGACATTGGGGATATGGATGATGATTCAATTAAGAGCCTTGAGTTTGATTTTGACAAATCTATATCGTCTATGCTAAACTAATATAAACAACACGAAGGAGAAAACATGAGCGTAGTAAAGGGATTAAAAGCAATCAACGCCCTGCTCGATAAGCCAAAGTATGACGAAAACTCACCAAAGGTAAAGTGGCTAAAACTTGCCGATGGTCAATCAGTAAAGATTCGCTTTATTGAAGAACTAGACGAAGACTCAGCAAACTACAACGAAGGTCGTGGACTTGCACTTGTCGTTAAGGAACACACAAACCCAAAGGACTATAAGCGCAAGGCTGTAGACACTATGGAATCAGAAGGCCGTGACTGGGCTGAAGAAATGCATCGCAAGGATCCAAAGGCTGGCTGGAGAGCCCGTCTACGATTCTACTGCAATGTACTAGTAGATGATGGCATTGAAGCGCCATATGTTGCAATCTGGTCAATGGGTATCAGCAAGCAATCATCATTCAACACTATTCGTGAGTATGCACTTGAAACAGGTAGCATCTCAAATGTTCAGTGGAAGTTGAAGCGTAATGGTCAGGGTACTGAAACCAATTACACACTTATTCCATCTGCACCAGACAAGGAACCATTTGACTGGTCTAATGTTCAACCATTCCCATTGGAACTTGCACTCAAGAAGATTCCATATGCGGAGCAAGAAGCCTTTTATCTAGGCTTTGACGGTCCTACAACAACTTCTGCTACCAACACAGATTGGTAATA